GATTCGACCGTATAGAACTGCTCGATCTTATCGCGATAACTCAAAATGAAACCATTGGTCGCGACCTTAACGCCGCCGATGTACTCGTAATCATCCACTAATATGACGCCGCCCGGCGCCAGCGATTGGAAAGCGATCTTCAAATCGTGCGCCACCCCCATTATCGAATGGTTGCCGTCCACGTGGACGAAATCATAAGGCCCTCCCAGACTTTCGAGCGTCCGCGTGTCCGCGTGGATAAGATCGATCTTCGCGCCGGGGAAGTTTTGCTCCAGTATTTTCCGCACCCTTGGGAACGTGTCATCCTTAACACCTCCGTGCCCGCCGCCTATAAAGTCCCAGCCGGTATAAGAGGCCCCCGGCGCTGCGAACAGGAACGCGAACGCCGAATAGCCCCACCTGACCCCGATCTCCGCAATCGACGCCGGCCCGCAGAGCCGGCAGATCCGGAACTTTTCCCGGTAATATTCGTAAAAGTCCAATCGCCCGAACTTCTCTTCCCCGGGCGCTAAGACGATTGACCGCCATTGCTCTATCGACGGAAATTCCACGGCCATCTCCTTTTGTTTTCCATCAGTTTTTGATTCTCAAAATTGTCTGCCAGGTCCTGCACCGCTGTCTCGATATCCTTGACCCGCACGAAATCCGCCGCATCCCGGCAGTGCCCGTGCCCCTGGATGCGGTAGCATTCACGTAGCAGCCTTTTTATGTGCCTGCCCGGCTTCATCTGACTATCCTCTCAATCCAGCCCCAGGCGGCCCGTACGATCTCCAGAACAAAGGCACAGAGTATGAATACCCCGCCCGCCCAGATTCTTTTATTCGCTTTCTTCAGGCCCCGCACATCGTCCACCAGCCCCGGCTCGGAATCGACGCCCCGCAGGATCCTCAGCGTCTCTTCCTGCATGCTTTCCATCCTGTCAAAACGCTCCCTGCAAACAAGGCCATACATACGGTTATCACATTCTTTCGCCATGATTTTTTCTCCCTACGTCGGCTCTATCTCTTGCATCGTTGATCTCGGAAAAGCCCAACTCGGCAATAAAAACTTTCCCCTGTTCGTCCAAAAAATATTTATTCCTCAAAATAAAAATCTTGGTTTGCATATGCAACATATGTATCCCACGCATCACCGTCCCAACAAAATACACGACCACCTGCATAAATATCTGAATCCTCATAAAACCAACCAATAACATTACGATCTTCTACTTCACCTGTATTAAAAAATTCAGGAAATGAAATTACTATTGCATAAGTAACACCTTCAATAATATCACATCCACTTCCGAGTGATATTTCTACAAAGGAATACGGCCAGACAGGTAAAGTCGAAGCATCTATAGAACCTGAACATAAAATAGTTTCCGTTGGTTGTCCTCCAGACGTAGAACGAATCTGCACATATAATGTTCCAGTTAAACCGTATTCCCAAAAATCACCAACCACCAAATTAACTTTTGTAATTTTATGATTTGCAGATGGTGTAAATGTTTGGGCACATAGAAGACTTGTTGAATCGCCTGGAAAATAACAAGTGCTAAAGGATGGGCTGACGCTGGAACTCGAGGAACTGATCGATGAGCTCGATGAGCTGGATATCACATACGCATAATTTCGCATGTCCTCTATCCTGCGGGCAATTTCAACGTCATCGAACTCGGCCTGGACATCCTCCGGGATCCTGTTATTGCCGCTTACGCAGGGATGGACATCGCGATACTGGATATCCGGCTCGGCATCGTCACCGGCGTATATGCCATCATCGTATTCGATTAAAGTTATTTTCTGTGCCATGCCGATCAGGCCCCGCTCGATGAGCTGCTGCTCGAAGAGCTGCTGCTGCTCGAAAAACTCGATATCCCAATCAAATAATCGTGCAAACCGTCGAGCTTGACATCCAGCTCCCAGGATCGCCGCTCTCTTTCCACTATTTCACTTTTTGCATCACCATCCTCTCCGCCCAGATCCGTAGCGGCATAATCCCTGTACTGGATATCCGGCTCGCTTTCATCCCCGTCGTATATGTCCTCGTTGTATTCGATTAAAGTAATTTTCAGACTCATATTTCGGAACCCTGGGTTATGCCTACGACCCGGAACTTCTTGATAATACTGCCCGTAGGACCGAACGCGTACAGGTCGTCTTTTTTCGGCGTCACCGTCCAGGTATCGGCAATCGTGACCTCCGTCCCGTCGACGCTCGATACTGTGTGCGTCTCGACGGTCTCGGCGCCGGTATCGGGATGATTTACCCTGACCGCCAGCGTATCGGCCGCCGAGATGGAAGGCGGTGTTTCCAGTATCACCTTATTGTTCGCCGTGCAGCTGGCTATCCGCCCGCCCAATCGCCAGGGCTCTACGACCAGGACGATATCGCCTTTCTTGCAGGCGATCGCATCTATATCGGCCTCGAAAGTCGTCATGTACTTCAGGACCCTGTTCTTGGCCAATTCGTAATATATGGCCCGCCAGGCCTGCGTGGCCCTTGTTATGCCGAACCCCTCGATGGTCTTCGACGCCGTGCTGTCGATCGCCGTATCGACGTGAAGCATCGGCGTCATCTGGTAGTCGATATCCTTATCGAGGTAATCTATCTGCAGCTCGCCCGCCCGGTCCTCGAGGTCTATATAATTTTTGCGGTACGAGCCTGGCTTGATATTGCCCGCACTGAAAAGCTGGACCGGGTTGCCGGTGTAAGGCTTATCGACCAGTATGGTATAATTGCGGCCGATTCTCAGGACCTCGCAGCGCGCCATCGCGCAGACCCTGTTCACCGCCTCCCATACCGTGGTGCTTTCATCGAAGACACCGTTGAAAATTATCCTTTTCTGCGTATCGCCCTGCCCATCGCTTATAAGATCGTCGAAATAGTCGGCGGCATCGTACCATTCATCGAGATACGGTGTCAGCCTGGCCGGGTCGATGCCATCGTACCGCTCTATTGCGTACGGTGTGCCGTCCCCGTCGCCGCTTATTACAGGCCGGGTAAGTATGTCCCATATCACCCATACCGGGTTGTCCGACCATTCGAGCGCCCAGCTCGAACCATCGTAGACATTGACGATCCGGCCCTTCCTTATGCAGCTTATCTGCAATGACCCGCTCAGGTTCTCTGTAGCCAGCGCCGATATGCCTAACAGGGCCAGCCCGGGATATGTAAAGGCCGTATTGATCACTTCCCTCACCGTCGCCAGCCATAAATACCGGGATGCCCTGTTGCTCATAAACAGACGCCCGGTATTGGTCTTGGTCACTCTTATGTCGCACCGGGTGCCCTTCGTAATGCTTACGGGTGAGCCGCCCGTATAGGTTCCCGTCGATACGTAGTTTTTCTGCATAGGCCAGTTTGCACAGACAAGGATTTCATCGGCCAGCGTGTACCAGGTCTCCGCCCCGTGGGCCGAAATTTCTATTTTTATGGCCACGTACTGGGTGCGGACGCCGCCGTCTTCCTTAACTAAGTGCCCCGAATATTTCAAGGCTATCTCGAGCCAGTTAAAATCTTTATCAGGCGTGGTCCAGGTATAAGCACCGCCTCCGTCGGCGACGTTGATTACCTCTATCGCCGGCTGGTACTCGCATTTGAGCGTTGAGAATACCGCACTTTGAGACAAGGTCCCTTTTCGTTCGGCCGTCGTAACACCATCGTAATTGTCCGCCGGCTGGTTATTTATATATATCGAATCGGCAACGATCCCGCCGTCCGGCCCATCACCGAAGGATATCAGCGTATAGAGCGTCTCATCTGCCCCATCCGGTGCCCGCCATGCGGCGATAATATTGCCGAATTCCTTATTCGTGCCGTATCGCCGCGGTACCGGTGTCCCCTGCCTCTGTACGGTTGCAGGCGACCATGAATAGGTGGAAGTCGATTCTATCTCCGCATCGTCCGGGGATGACCCGATCGCCCGGATAAGGTAAGCAATGCCTATAGATACCCCGATGGCTATCGCCGTCGATACCAGCATCGCGGTGACGCTCGCGTAGCCCGCCGACGTCGCTACCCAGGATGCGACCGCCACGATCGCTCCCACCACATCACGCACGGCCGGGATAAGCACGATCTCATCCCCGGCCTTTAATGCGAGATTGTATTTTTCTTTTTCGACAGGATCGAGCTTCATCTGATTGACGTGGACTATCACCTCATCCATGCCGGCGGCGTATTTGTTGATTATATCGGACAAATTCTGGCCGGTAAAAGGGACATTCTCGACATTGCGGTCGGAAAGATCGAAAGGGTTTACAACCGAGATGATTTTAAGACAATTCATAAAAACCCTCCAGGAACAGCCGCCATAACGGGTCCGCCAGGGATGATATATTCACTCCCATCTTCCCCGTGGTATGGATAAAGTCCCTGCCGTTTTCAAGGACTAGACCAACGTGCCATTTGATCTTATTGGCATCGTCGATAATCCTGAAAAGCGATATCGAATATGCCCCGGGTGTGTCAATCCTCCTGAATCTGGTTTGACTTTGCTCTTCGATAATTTTGGCCCTCAACTCGCTGCCTTCCGGCACTTCGATATCCGGCAGCTCGATTGACGCCCGGGCGGCCGCCGCCATGCAGATACCCCAGCAGTCATAATTGGCCGGGCCGCGCCCGCCTTCTTTGTAGGGCTTGCCGATCAGATCGGCGATATCGATCCTGTCTTCTGTCTTTATCATGCGAATCGTACCGCGTTGGCCCTCAGTCCCGGCTGGCCGCCGAACCTCGGTAAATTGCCGAGGTCCTCGCAGTTTTCCGGCGTGCCGTTACAGGAAGCTCCCGACCCTGCCGCGCATTCGACGCCCTTGAACTTGGCGACGTAGCGGCAGTACCCGCCGAAATACCGGGAGGCGGGAAAACTCCGGCTCAACGGGCTCGGGGCGCCAAGGACAAAGCTGATCCATTCCTCGCCGGCCGAGCAGCCGGTGACGATAAAATCCTCGCTCTTGGCCGACATGTCTATTGCCAGGAATTTGGAATTGACGGGCGTCCTGACGATATTGCAGCCGATAAGGCCGTTGTAATCGTCGACGTAAGGCAGCACGTACCTGACCAGGTCGGTATTGGTTATTTCGAGATTGATATTGCTCAGCCTGCCGGGCTCGCTTTTATCGTACGGGCTCATCTGAAAATTGCACTTGTTGTACAGCGTGCCCAGGTACGTGATGCTTTCGATGTTATTGACGAAACGCAGCGTGTCCTCGCCGTCGATATAAATATCGAGCAGCCACAGCCACGCGCCGCCGCTCGACAGCTTGTTCTTTTCGATACTTATATATTTATCAATTTCTTCAGGCATCTCTCAAATCTCAAATTTCAAATTATTAAGCGCCCCCGCTGGATGAGCTGCTTGAGGAGTTGGACGATTCGGATGAACTGCTCGAACTTTCAGATGAAGAGCTTGACAGGCTCGACGAGCTCGACGATCCCACCGTTCCGAACATCTCTATCTTGGCGAAGTATTTATCGATGCAGTTGGGCTCCAGCCCGAACTCGATGGGCCTGTTCAGCCTCATTATCCAACCGGCACTCGTCAGAATATTGGTCCAGTTGAAAGTCACCGCGCCTACGTTTGTATTGTTCTCGAAATCCTCCAGGAGGACCTTGTCGGCGGCCGAGATGTGATGGTACGTGACATTGAACAGTCTCGGTACCGTCCCGGAGAATCTCGCCCGCGTGCTGATCGCTCCGGATGAAAACTCGCTTCTTATGGTGGGATCGATCAGCTTGGTCTCGGTAAAGCCCCGGTGTGATACCGCCCGCGTTAATGTCGGAAAAGATGCCATGATTATTTCTTCATCAATTTACTCAGACTGCCGCCCTCGCTGATATTTTTTGCGACCAGGGCAACCACCCATTTCTCACCGTCGAACTGCGGAGGGCCATCCTGCTCGATCGGCCGGCCGGTATTATTATTTATTATCACGTTCGGAGCAGAGCCACCCCGGCTGAACGGTGACCTGATAACCTGGCCGGCCGGGGCCAGCAGCTCATCCTTTTCGATAATCGCCGCCATCTCATTCGATTTAAGTCCCCTGCCCCCTTGAAAGCTCGGCACACCCTCCGGGACCCAGCCCCCGTGCAGTTTGCCCGTCATTATCGATTCGGGTATAGGTACACCCGCGTTTGACGATGTAGTGCTGTAATTAGGAGCGTAATTGGGGCTGCCGATTTGATTCCCGATTCCCCCAAACAAACTGCCGAGCGCACCGCCCAGGACACCGCTCAGGACATTCATCACCGGGGCGACAGCGGCATTCATCATCGCCCTGGCCGCCATGTCGGCTAACATCTTCGCGAACGAATCCTGGATCGAAGTAAATACGTTGACCATGAACGAGCGAAAATTCGATCCCTCTTCCCGCAGGCTTAAAAACGCCCCGCTCAGCCCGCTCTCTATCGACCGGCTCGCCTCGGCGAATTTCTCCGAGATATACAGGCCCAAACTCTGGAAGTCCTCCCTCAGCTCGGCGCAATAGACCTTCATCGCATCTGACCGGCTTTTGAGAATAGATTCCATTTCATCCGACAAAAGTTTCTCCGCCTCCGCCACTCCGGCCAGGGTATCGGCATGCTCGGCCATGTAGGCCTTGAGGTTCTGGATTTTCTCCATCCGCGTCAGATCGTCCATCGCCCGGATCGAAGTGAGTTTCTCGCGGGTATCGGCGACGATCTGTTCATCTATTTTTTTCCGGGCGGCCAAATATTCCTTGCCCGGCTCCGGAGGCCCGATGAATTCGTATCCGGCGTTGCGTTCCGGCGCCTTGATCTCCCTTTCCGGAAATTGAAAGGAGGACAATCCTTTTAATTGCATTGCGGCCATCATCGCCAGCGTCTGCTGCCGCTCGATTTCCGCTTTCATTGCAGCGCCTTCAGCACTCGGCCCCAACGGAGCTTTAACCTCCGGCATGGGCGCCCAACTGCCGTAAGTCTGCTTACCCGCCGAGGCCAGCCCGTGCTTCGTTATATAATTATTAAAATTTTCTATCGCTTTACGCGAATTATCAACGGCCTGCGATATCTCTTCCACTCCCTTCCTGACAAGCGTCAAAAACCCGATCAGCGGCCCGGTTGCAAGATCGCCGACAGCCCTTTTCATATCGATCCATTCCTGGTTGAGCTGATCGAGCTGGTGGGCAGAAGTTGCGGCGATTTTCTGGTAAGCCGTCTCGGTCGCACCGAGCGAGTTGAGCATCAAATCGTAATCGCCCGCAAGCTCATCCGACTTTTGCACGGCGGCGGCGAATCCCGTAATCGCGCGAGAGGTAGGAACAATGACGGCAAGCTCCTCTGCAGTGGCTTTTTTAAGCTTTTCGATAACACCGGTCAGCCCGATAGTTCGCAGCGTATTGCTGTTTAGCTCGACCCCGTACTTGCGGGCCATCTCTATCGAGTCGGACTGGGGCTTTAGAAAGCTCAGTATGATCGCCCGCAGCGATGTCACGGCAATATCCGTCTTGACGCCGGCCCGGGTCATCGTCGCTATGGCCGCGCCAAGATCGTCGAAGGATTCGCCCGCCGTCGCGGCCAGCGCGGCTACCTTGCCGATATTGGGGGCCAGCTCCGAAAAGATCGTCTTGCCCCGGAATACTATATTGAAAAGCTTATCGGAAATGTCGCCCGCCCTCGACGCCTCCAGGCTGTAGGAATTGAGGATTGTCGTAATGACATCGGCCGCCGTGCCCGTATCAGTCAGGCCCGCCTTGGCCGCCCTGGTTGAAACCGCCAGGACGTCGAGGGCCTCGGCAGGTGCGATTGAAGCCGAAAGGATATCGTAAAGACCCTTCGACAGCGTTTCCGTACCCTCGCCGAACTCCCTGCTCATTGCCCGGATCTGGTCGGTATATCGGGGCATCAGGGATATAGATTGCTCGTTCAGCATGGTCGAGACCTCGGCCATCTGTTTTTCGAACGCCGCCGCCTCCCGCACCCCGCTCCGCAGCATATTGCCCAACATGTAAAAACCGCCGCCGACGCCGGCCAGGGCCAGTACGTTCCGCCCCAGTGTCTGTATGCTTCTGCCGGTCATATGGATCGAGTCGGTAAACGATGCGATAACCGATCTCGAACTGTCGCGGGCCACGAACTCCAAACCGACCTGTGTCATTAAGCTCATTTACGATTTCCGATTTATTATTTTTGAATCTGCGTAATCAGCGTAATCCGCGGTTAATTATTTCTTCGATATCCTCATCCGGCTGCTCGCCCGGCGTCTCGAAATCGAACTCCTTCAAGATGTCCTTAATCCTGCCGCCCCGGAAGGCCTGGATGATCTTGGCCGCCCGGTAATCATCCCTTTTCTGGCCCCAGGGATCTATCGATTCGAGAATCTCGAGCTGCCTCTCTTCGAATGCGGACAGGCGCATCGTCACTTCCGCTACCGACCATCCCCGGGCTTCGGCGATTCGGAACCGGAGCCGCTCTCTTCGTCCCCCGGGCCCGCAGAGTTTTTTACTAATTCCTCTTCCTCACCCGTTCGCATGCCCGAGAGTCTGCGGGCGATATCGAGCACCGGGTCGGTCACGAACGCCGGGACCAGCAAGAGCCGGCCGATATCGGCCTCGCCGAACATCCGCTTGCCGTTCTTGTCGAATACGACAAGTGACATCAGGACCGCCCGTGCGTTCTTCAGCTTCACCTGCCTGCTTCCGGCCCTGACGGATATGACCTTGTCCTCGTAATCGTCCTTCTCTGCGTTAGTCAGGCCGTAGATCCAGATATCGCCCAGCCCCGGGACCGTCTTTCGCTCGCGGGGTACCGGGCACTTGAAGAACCCCTCTTTTGTGGCCCATGTTTCCATTCAAAAAATCTCCTTTCGTTATAAAAATGTTTCAAATCTCAAATCTTAAATTTCAAATCTGAAACTAATTAAGAGCTTGAGCTGCTGCTGCTCGAAGACGAAGACGATAAACTGCTGTTGAAGGCGGGCAGCCCGCTGCAGCGGATCTCTATCGGGTGAGTCGCGGCCGTGCGAAGCGGCAGCTCAAGCGAGGCCGACCGTATGTGACCGGTCACTTTCAGGGTCTTGGTATCTTTTGCAAGCGTCCATACCTGGTTCGCCCCTGCGAAGGCGGTCAATATCGTCTCAAAAAGTGCCGGCTGGAACAGCAGTGTCGCCGACAGCACGCCCGGGTCCTTGAACCCTCCTTCGTACTCGTTCCACTTGTCCGTCGAGTCGGCGTTGGTGACGTCGATCTCGTCCTCGCTCAATCCCGTCCAGCTGAAATTTGTCAGCTTGCCTATCGCGCCGCTCACCGATCCGGTTAATGTCCATCCGTATAAATCCATTTTTTTCTCCTTTATGCCTGCGAATAAGGATCCGCTTTATTGACTTCGTACAGCACATCTATATTTACCGAGATCCCCGCGACCTGCGGGTCGGCTATGAATTTTTCCGCGCTCTTGAGAAGAATTTCGCCCAGGCCGTCCAACTGCCAGTTATCCCCGGTCATCAGCTTCTTTTCGATATCGCTCCGGACCTGGTTGAGCCGCGTATCGATCGCCGCGGTCGCATCGTCCGAATCGATCACCAGGGCCTGCAATGCGAAACCCTGACGCCAGATTACCACGGTATTCGAGTCCTCCTCGATAACAGCCTCCGCATCCTGCTCGACGATTACCGTAAGGTCGGTATTGATGTCACCTTCCAGGTGGATCCGCTTGGGCCTTACCGCGGTAAGGGTCTGGTGGAACCCGTTTGCGACGGTGACCGCATCGACTAAGGCCGTTATCTTAACGGCAATCTGCTCGATTATAGAATCGCTCATGCCGGCAGCCTCGCTTTCAGGATAAGATTGACCTGGTCGTGAATATTCCTTTCCAGACGCTGCATGGATTCCCGGTAGATGGCATCCGCCCGGTCCTGGGCACTGACAAATACCTGGCCGAGAGATGGACCCTTGAGTTCGTAAATCGCCTCTTTCGATTTTTTACTCACCATCGGCACGAAATGGCCGATATTCAGCATGTGCCTTGCCCGGTGGAAAACGCCCGTATGGCCGCTTTTCATCGTCGCTTCGAACGCGTGCCTGATCAGTACCCGCGTGCCGCCCTTCTTGTACGTGACCCCCTTGCCCGTCTGCCTGGCCGAAAAATTATAAAGGGGAATTCTTCTGCGGCTGATCTTAACTATCGACCGCCAGCTGGTATAGCTCGCCCGCACGAGTGACACGCGGTCCCGGACGGTCTTGACCTTCAAGCCCGTTTCCTGCGAGATCATCCGGCCGACCTTCGTCCTCGCCTCGCTCGCAGTCCGGTTCAGGCCCCGGCTCATTACCTTAGGCAGGCTGCTGCGGGGGAACCCGGCAAGCTCTCGCTCGAGCCTTTTGATCTTCTTATTGTCGTAACGGATCTCGAACATTCTCAAATCTCAAATCTCAAATTTCAAATTTTCAACTTGCCGCCAGCAGCATCAGCCCCGCATCCTGGTTGATGATCTCCGTTATGCGGAGCAGCTTCGGCGGCGCCCCGGCCCGTTTTGCACATTCGATCTTATCCCCGCCGGTATCGACCAGCTCGCTCGATATGCCCCCGGTCTGACTGTTCATTACAAGAGCGTTGATCGCCGGCATCTTGCCCGGCTCGGACCTGGTGATCACGGCGCTTATTTTCCGGGCCGTTCCCGAGACCGGGTAATAAGTCACAGTCTCGCAGCCGGGCAGCAGGAAGAAACTTCCCGCCGCCGCGGCCAGTGTATCGTCGAATACATCCGACATATTCAAATCTCAGATCTCAAATTTCAGATCGCTCAGGCGTCGATCTTCATCAGGTGTGCGAAATACGCATCGAAGATTTTCTCATCGATGTATTCCTTGCACCGGATGATTTCCGACTCCGTCTGCTCTTCGCGGTAGCTCTCCATGTACTCGATATCCGCGGTGTACTGGTCCCAGATAATGGTCCGGCCAAGGTGCCCCTCGACCATCGGCGTGGACTCGGTGCCCAATACGGCCAGCATCGCGTAGTCGTCCGGCCAGATATCCCCGCCCGTAAAGTCCTGGCCCTCGTCCGCCGTGTTGTAGACCGCCTGGCCGACGAGCAGGTTCTGGATCCCGATCAGGTCGGCCATCCTGCCCCGGAATATCTGCTCGGTAAGCACGGGGATGCCCGGGAACCTCGCGATAAGCGCCGTATTGGCCAACATATTGTTCATAGCGCCCTCGCCGATGATAAGCGTGTTCGGCTTCCTGCCCGTATTGGCCCTGACCTTTTCCTGGCCCGCCCTGAGCTGGCCGATGATATCGGAGGCCGCGGCGTCCCAGGGTGCGGATGAATTGTCGGTATAAAGGGCCGCCGTGCCAGACGGCCAGGTCGTTGTATTGAAAACGAGCTCCTTGACCCTCTTTTCCCGGGCCAACTGCATCTTGAGCTTAATGCCCTGCGTCTTTTCCAGCTCGGCGTCGAAATCGGTCTTGTAGTTCTCGACGTCCTCATCGGTTACCTGCCCTTCCAGGCCGTGGTTCACGCAGCTGTACGCCAGGTCGTCCATGTACCATTCGATCCGGCCGTAGGTCGCCCCGTTCGCCCGCCTGGTCTGGGGTATCGTCAGGTTCTTTCGCTTGGTAACGCTCAGCGTGGCCGCCTTTTTCCCCAACGGCTTTCTCGGCAGGATGTCCATCGCTATAAACCGCATGCCCTCGGCCGAGAATTCGTGGAAGGCCTCGCCCAAATCCATACGCGGGACCGCGTGTGTGCTTTTCTGAATCATTTTTTTACTCCTTTAAAAGAAACTTTTCTTTTTCATTGCCCCTGTTTTTTTCATTTCCCCGAACGTCACGAGCTGGAGCTGCTCGACGAGGATGAGCTCGACTGCTGGTACCCCGGGTGGGGCAGGACCTCGATAACGCTTCCGTTTCCGCTTGCCGCATCCAGGGCCGTGCCTATCAGCAGCGTGCCCGTCGCGGCTATCTTGCCGCTTGCCGCCGCGTAGACCTTCGCACCCGCCGATATCGCCCCGGAGGCCGTCATTTTGGACGATCCCCCGTGGCTGTCCAGGCGGATCTCGACATCCACGCTGATGGCCACGCCGATCTGCGCGACCCCGATTCCGTAATCGGTTGCATCGGCCAGGTAAGCCGTCCGGCCGTACGCCTTGACGCGCAGGAACGCCGCAATCGCCTCGCCCGCGAGGAACGACTTGGGACTGTCACTCTGTGTCGCCATGATTATCTCCTTAATCTAAATTTTTCCATGTCACTTAACTGCTGGAGCTTGACGAGCTCGACGAGCTGGACGATTCCGAGCTGCTTGACAGCGAGGAGCTGGAGCTTGAGGAGCTCGATGAGCTGGACGATGAGCTCGACTGTTTTAAGCCCAAATGAGGCAGTACCTCGATAACGCTGCCGTTGCCGCTGGCCGCATCAAGGGCCGTTCCTATCAGCAGTGTCCCCGTCGCCGCGATCTTCCCGCTTGCCGCGGCGTAGACCTTCCTGCCGGCCAATACCGCGCCGGAGGCCGTCATCTTGGATGAGCCTCCGTGGCTGTCCAGCCGGACCGGGACATAAACGCTTATGGCCACGCCTATCTGCGAGACCCCGATCCCGTAATCGGTCGCATCGGCTAAGTACACCGTCCGGCCGTTGGCCTTGACCCGCAGGAACGCCGCGATCGCCTCGCCCGCGAGGAACGACTTTGGGCTGTCTGATTGTGTCGACATAATTTACCTTGCCTTTCATCCCGGCCCTGCCGGGTGCCTGTCTTAAAAATTTCAAATCTCAAATTTGAAATCACAAATCGCCGGCGATTTACCCGGCCCGTCCGTACATTGCCATTCCATCGGCTTCGCATCTTTGCACGAACTGCTCGTGCAGCCGGGGATTGCTTCGGTTGAGTTTCTTCATCGCCTCGGTGACGGTGATGTGTTTTTCCTCCGCCATCGCCCTGGCCTCCGCCATGAAGTCGCCCGCACCGGCACCGTCCGTGTCACCACTTGCTATCGGCGGTGCGCCGGCGGGTTTCTGATTGACAACCGGCGGTTTTTGATTGTCCCTGCTCCTGATCTTTTCCCGCAGGACGTCGCAATAGTCCGCCTTGGCCTGCTCGATAGTTTTGCCCGATGTGAACGCCCTGATTGCGAATTCCGGGTCATCCGGAAAAGCCCCGCTCAGCGCCTTCATTCGCTCCGTTTCAGCCGTAACGGCCGCGGCCGAAGATTCGTTCTTCACTTTTTCAATGTCCGGCTGAGCCGTTGTGTTTACTGTTTCCATCTGTTTATCTCCTAATGATTGAATATTGTTCGAGCTGCTTTGCTGACTTGCATTTGTCACGATATCGATAAGTCCGAGCTTTTTCGCATCTTCGGCGATCCACAGCCGGCCCGTCGCCAACTTGCGGACCTCGCCGGCCTCCATCGCCCGGCCCCTGGCGACCGAATCGACGAACTGGTCCGCGATTGCATCTATATTCGCCTGTACCGCGGCGATCTGCCCGGCCGTTATCTCCGCGCCCGGCACGCCCATTCCCTTGTGCTCGCCCGACCGGATCAGCACAACCTTGATCCCCAGATCCTCCGCCTCCTTCGAATAGTCGTAATACACGGTATAGACCCCGATCGACCCGACCTCGGTCGTCCTGCCGGCGCCGATCGTCGCCGCCTGGCTGGCCAGCCAGTAAGCGGCCGAAGCCCCGAGATCCTCGATGGTCGCGGTGACTTTCTTATTCCTGCGTGCGTTGAAGATCGCATCGGCCGTATCGATAAGGCCGTCCACGATCCCGCCCGGCGAGGAAACCTGCAAGTGAATCCCGTCGATCGAGGTATCGGCGAGCGCCTGGCCGAGCTGGGCCTGTATCTCATCGTACCCCGTAGCCTCGATCCCCCAGAACCTAAGCCAGGCCGGCACGGTCTTGAGAAGGACTCCGCTGATATTTATCACGGCCCGGCCGTTGATTACGTTGTACGACCTCGGCCGGGCGGCGACCTCGATCGCCGCGATCGACTCGGTGACCTTCAGGCCGGCCAGCCGCCTGATGAACGATTCGAGGAAAATAGGATCAGCGGACCACTTGCTCGACTGGAACTGGGCGAGAAACATATTATTCATCCTGTTTGTCTCCATTTTCATCGATAGTGTCACCCTCTTCTTTCTCCGCCGGGCCGGCCGTCTCTTTCTTATCCACGCCCGGCTTGATTCCGGCGAAGTATTCCCACGGGACCTTGACGCCCGTATCCTTCTCGATACCCTGGGCTATTTTGATCGCGGCCGATATCTCCTTGCCTCGCTGTTCGGTCACCTCCTGCTGGTCAAGATTCAGGCTCTTGCATGCCCGCGTATGGGTTGTGAAGGCCCGCTCGACCTGCGTGGCGTAGGCCTGGGCCTCCTTCAAGGGATCGATCCAGGGGAAAGTCTTCTTGATCCACTCGACCTTGAAATCGGAGTCGGCGGGAACGAGGGCGTTCTTTTTCCACGTTTCCAATTTCCACTCGAAGAGCGGCCGGTAATAAAAATCCTCGATTATCTGCTGCCAGCCAAGGAATGTTTCGAACGCCTGCTCCAGGACGGCGCGGCTCTGCGAGTAATTGGATTTCGTCCAGTCCAAAAGGATCAGCTCCAGCGGCAGCCCGATCGGCAGGCCCAATAATCGCAGGAACGTTCTTACCGACTCGCCGAAGTTCTGCCCGGGAATGTTCCGCTCGACCCCCGTTATCTTCTCGCCCGGCCTGGCGTGGAAAATAAGGGCGTAAGCCATCTCGGTTATTCTCGTGGCCAGGTTGCCCTCCAGCTCCTCGGCCGACTTGTCCGTATCCTCCTTCGATTCGGTGTACGCCATTTCCGGCCCGCCCTCCCGCTCGATCGAGATTGCAATCCGGGCCAGGAGCTGCCACGCGATCGCCTCGCTGTCGCAGACATCGTTGATCCTGTGCAGCATGGGGAACGAGGCCTGGCACGCCGGGACGCCACGGACCTGGCTGGGCCGCTCGGGATTTGTCAGGTACAATACCTCGGTCGCATCGACGCTCTTGCCGTTAGTGATATCTACCGAATAACTTTTCCACGGGCACAAATTGAATTTCACCGGCCGGCCGAACTCATTCTTAACGATCCCGTTGACTAAGGCCCCCGACTTGTCCTTCGTCCGCCTGCTGTCGATCTGCTCGGCCTCGAAATGCTGGATCAGACCCTGGTCGGTTTTCAGGATCGCCGTATCGCCGGCCACGAGCACTTCCCTCAGCACCATCTTGGCAACCATCGACCCGGACAGTAAATTGCGGATCTCGGGCCTGCGGTTGAAGTCTCGCCAAAGTCCCTCGGTCTTTGCGAGCGACTCTTTATCGCCGCCGGATAATTGCAGCTCGAAGCCGTTGCCGACGATATAGTCGACCATCCGGTCGATCATGCCCTTGTAGATCGCGTTATCGCGCATGAACTCCCGCGACTGGGCGATCAGGTTCTTCCGGTCCATCTCCTCGTGGGCCGAGCCGGGATACGATGTATAGCTTCGGCCCTCGCCCGTCGCCACAATCACCGACCGGTAGCCTAACGAGCCGTAATAGCCCTTGTGCTGCTCGATGACGATCGGCCGGGATGATGAGGATTGTTTTTTCATGTCAGCATCCGCCCCCTCACGAAGCTGCTGCGGTTGACGCCGGTGCCGAACTTGGAAACGTACTGCTCGAGCTTTGCCTGCTCGGCGAAGAGGATCTCGAAATTGACGCTCCGGTCGTTGGTTGCAATGATTTTCGGCCGGTTGATTACCAGCCAGCGGATCGCGGCAAGGGCGGCCGTGGCCTTTGTTATATCACCGTCCCAGGAAAGGTTGTCGTTATACTGCGCCAGTGCATCGTTCAAAGTCGATGTCGAGGTTAGTGCCATAGTCGATTCCTGATTTTCGATTTTCGATTTGAGATTTTTGATTCGTTCGGCGGGCAAATAAAAAACGGCAAGTCAGTGAGTTGGCACCAACTTGCCGTTTAATATTCTTTTTCGATGGAAAACCGCCCGTCGGCGATTATCCATCTGCCCGTTAATTAATTTTTACCGAACCATTTCGAGCCCTCAAATTTCAAATCTCAAATAATCATATATCCCTATTCGACTATGCGCAAGTTTTCCCGGCAAAGCAAAAACACCCGATTCCTTCCCTAAACCGCAAATTCTTTACAATGTTGTAAAGAATTTCATAAAAAAACCCCCAGGACGGGCCTGGGGGCTAAATATTATCAAATCTGAAATCTGAAATCTCAAATCCCCTCAGTGCCAGCCTTCGCCCTCGATCTCGGCGTTCGGCATTTCCTTCGCTGCGAAATTGCCGGCTATATGCTTCAGGCTCGGCAGGACATCGTTGACCGGGTAATGAACGCGGCTCCAGAAGTGCTGCAGATCGTTCGGGTCGCCGGGCCTTTTGAGCTGGCAGCTTACCGTGATAAAGAAGTGGTCCGTCCCGATCGCCTCGGCCAACTTAGCCGTCAGCTCCGGGTGTCTGGCCAGGCTGGCCATTAGTTCCATCCGCCTTTCCGCCGGTGTCGGCGATTCTTTTATTTTCTGAATCTCTGTTTTTTTCGACATCTGTTTTCTCCTTTCGTTTTTTTATTTCCGTTCCGATAACAGTATAACGTTTCTGGCAGACCGGGGCCATACATTTTCGATATTGAACTCGGCCCTGCGTCGAGGTCGCCCGCGTCGCGGTCCCCCTGCACCGCGGGCACGAGCTGACCGTCGGGAACGAGTACCGGATTTCCGGCTTGCGATTTTCGTTTTTCGATTTCTTATCTTCCATGATTCTAACTCCAAAAAGTTTTAATTATTCATTTAACCACAGATTAACCCAGCGCGGCCTCGGGCTTCGCCCTTGGCCGCAACCAAAAGATCAAAGATCGGCTCTTGCGAATCCGGCGAATGTTTTTCGCCTCCGCCTTTCTTTTCACCGCCTCAGCTTTTGGTGAAGGCGGCGAAAAGCGGACTACGGCGAAAAACAAAAGCCGAAAGTTCCTTTTTGAAAAAAAACTCATAAGATATTACAAATAAATAGGTTACAGTTGACTGTTTCAAAAAACACGCATAAAAAACAAGAAGTTGAAAGATTGTAGTACAGATTTACACTGATTTTTATATTCTTCCTTTGAACATTTCAGCACATTCCTCTAATGCGGCCGCAAAATTTAATTCCAGAAACCAATATCCGTTATTTTCAATTCTTGTTTCAGCAGCTTTTTTTCCAGCGTTAAATCTTGATAATTTTTTAGGGTCACACTCATGATATTGAAAATTTGGTCTATATTTTTCATCACAAATAACACAATCCCATTCAATCTTGTCAACATCGCTTGAAGGATTTATTTCTCTTCTGTTTTTTATCATCTGTGTTCATCTGCGTTAATCTGCGTAATCCGCGGCTAATACTTCGCTCACATCGAAACTCGTCAATACTTCGTTCTTGTCGTTTTCCTGTTTAAGCAATCAATTGCTATAAACGTCAGCAGGCATTTCCCCTCAATCATCAATTTTGAAAAGTTGGCCGGCTCTAAAACCTTTTCGCCCATAAAATTAAGTTTCCGGTTAAATTTGATAGCTCTGGCCTTGAAAAACCTCTGCTGTTTTTCATTTCTATTCATTTCTATGTGTCCTCTGTGTCCTCTGTGGCTACCATTCTCAAATCTCAAATCCTTTTATTTCCCTGAGTTCCAGTATTTTTTCGCGTGCTCGTATATTTCCCGATCACCTTTCTTGATCTTGAAAAATTGCAGGCAAAAGAACGGCAGTATGTATAAGTCAACCTGGAGAAATAAGGGCCTGTCCTGAACCGCGTAGCCGATCAGCCCGTACCTGAACCCCATATAGTAAATGCCGAGGTCCCATTTTTTGCTTATATTCCATTCCATCAATGTCACCGCCTTTCAAATCTCAAATCTCAAATCTTTTTCTCTGTGACCTCTGTGCCCTCTGTGGCTAATACTTCGTCCTTATCGCCTTTCGTTCCACCGGCCGGCCGAACGGGCCGATCTCGATCTTCGCCGCCGACGGGTCCGGCAGGTTCCACACGCCCGCGATGTCCGCCGCCGCCCGGGCGTAAACGTCGCAGTCCCAGTAGTGGTTGGCAAGGCCCGGCTTTTTCGGGACCCACCCGATCCACTTTATCCGGTCACCGTGCCGCTCGATGATCTTCTTTTCCGAAGTCAATTGCTCCATCACCGCGTAATCCGTGCCCGCGTGAAGGTGGCCGTACCCGGCGCCGGGAACGGCCGACTCGAAATAGCCGCGGTGCAGGGCGTCCTTATAGGCGGTGACATTTAGGCGGTACAGCTTCAATCTTCCGCCCGCCGTTTTGCCCACCGTCCAGGTCTGCTTGGCCAGCTTGTCATCGCCCATTACCGGTATGATCGGCGCGGCCGCCGCGCACCGGACGCAGAACGCATCCACCGCATCGGCGTTGTACTGCCGGTCGATTGCCGATAGTGCGATCCGCATGACCTTGTCGGCATCCTCCATCAATTCGAACCGCATGACCAGGTACGGGATCAGCTTTTCCAAATTCTCCACCCGCTCTGTCGGCCCCGTCTCGATCCGGGCGTCGAATATGCTCCAGAACTCGCCCAAATAACCCCAGCCGATCGCACGCATATAAACGTGGTCCAGCTGGACGTCCAGGCCCACCGTGATCATCTGAACGCCCACCGGGACCTTCATCGCCGGGTATTTGCCGATGTGCCTTTTCAGGACCTCGATATCAGTAGTCGCCTTATCCTCCCGCCACGGCCGGGCCAACTGGGAGTTCCAAAAGTCCTTCAAAGGCTGGATATTGCCCATCGCCTTTGCCTTCTGGGCCCGGACGAACTCGACCACGAGGCTATTGACCGTCTCGACCATCGGGTGCAGCATCAGGGCGTGGATCCGGCAGCTCCGGTAGCTTGTCGGCCTCACCTGGCCGATCAGCCGCCCATCCTCATCCAGCCGGCAGTCGCCCGGCACGTACCTGCCGCCCCGCACCGCCCGCCAGCGGTCCTCCTCGTTCCAGTGGCCTTTGCACTGCGGGCATACGTACCGGGCCCGGTCGCCCCGGTCGTAAGCGCTCTCGGCGTACCATGTATTGTCCTCTTTGCGATCGATCAGCACATTCTCCCATTCTACCTGGTGCCACTTATGGCAGTGCGGGCAGGCGACCCACCACTGGCAGCAGTCACCGCGCGACCATTCCTGGTCCGTCATATCGTCGACAGTGACGGGCGTGGACATTCCCAGCAGCTTGCTCCGGCCCTTGAACCATCTCTGCCGTTTTCTCATTAGCGAGATCGGGTCGGCCTCGACCCCGACGAACGGCGGGTATTTGCCCGTCTCATCGGCGATAATATAGCAGCACGGCTTATCGGCGAGCGCCTGCGGTGTAGTCGGCCATCCGATGTACTGGATCATATTATCGAAAACCGTCTGCTTGCCGATATAGATATTCCGAACCCGGCCGCCGCAATGGCGAAGCAGGTCCTCGTTGGCCGCGAACATCGGCCGGATCCGGCTCTCGACCCGGTTCTTCACATCGTCCTTGGTCGGCATTATCAGCAGCGTCGGGCCGGGCGAGCATTCGACTATATACCCGTTGGCGCCCGTGCCGAACGTCGTTTTGCCCGACTGCGCGCAGGCAAGGATCCATATCTCCCGCGTAGTCGTATCGCTGAACCACTCGCCGATCGGCACGAAATAAGGCGTATATTCCCTCGACCACGGGCCCTCGATCGCCGAGGTGCCCCCGACCAGTAAGTAATTGGCCTCCATCCAGTCCACCAGCGACGGCCGCTGGCGGGGCCGGAGGATGTCCCGCTCTTCCGGCTGAAGGGGAAGAACGTGCCATTTACGATTTTCGATTTGCGATTTTTGATTTATAGCGACCATTTTGTCATTTACGATTTGCGATTTTCAATTTTCGATTATCTGAATCGTCTTGAGATTTGATTTCGTCCTTAACAATTTGTTCTAACTCAACGAGCAAATCGAGAATCCCCAACATTGTTTTCCCTATAGGATTTGGGTCATCCTGTTCTACAGCTTTTCGTAATATTTTTGCGGATTTGCGTAGTTTTTCAACGTTATGATCTATTTTTTTACAATATTTTTTCGAACCATATCGATAACCCATTTAATGTCACCGCCTTTCAATTCGTAAATAATAAATCGTAATTCATAAATTGCTGCCCAGCAGTTCAAAACATTCCTTCAGTCTCTCCGCCGCCGCCTCCGGCAGCTCCAGAAACTCAGGGACCTCCAGCTGCTGCCTCTGCAGGTCCTCGAAGAACCGGCCCAGGATGTCCTCGACGCCCTCGATAGTCTGGTTGTGGACCATGTTAGCCAATTCCCGCCTCTTATAATTGAACGCCGCGACCATGTTCTGGGCCCGGGCGACCAGGCCCGCGATCACCTCCTCGCGGTCCAATAGACTGTGCTGGCGCTCGAGCAGGTCGAGTTTCTTTTCCTCCGCCTTCAGGTCGCGCAGCTTGTCGGAGGCCTCCACGTGCGTGCCGCTCTTGCGCTTCTCGAAATCCTTCCACCAGCGTATAACACTCGCCAGGTCGAACGTTCCATCCGTGTTCCGCGGGCAGTTGTGCCGGTCCGTCCAGTTCCGGACGGTCAGCCGGTCCACGTCGAACAGGTCCGCCACTGATTTCTGGATCAGTTTGTGAAAGTCCGCCCCGCCCGCCGCCGGCCTTTGGTCGTCTCGAAGATAGTTCTCAATCGCCCGGATCGCCGCCTGGTTGCCCTCGGCCGCCGCGGCAATCAGGCCCTCGCGGGCCTTGATCTTCGTATCGAGCCTGGTCTGGTTCCATATATTGGCTGCCTCAATATCGGTATCGAGAATGTCCCTCAGCTCCTGCCCCGATGAAAGCTCCAGTTTCCGGGCCGCCTCCGAGACCGTCTCTACTACCCCGGCCAGGGCCTTAAGGTTCCGCAAAAACTGCCCACGTTGCCAGGCGGCCTTCAATTTCGCATACTTCTTGTACCTAAACAGGCCGGCCAGGGTGATGCCGAGACCGCTGGCGTCATCCGCCGCCGTGAGGTTCTCGCACTCGTAGCCGAGACTCTTGACAGCAACGGCGGTCAGGGATTTTCGATTTATGATTGACGATTTACGATTTTTCATTGACTTTCAGCCACAGAGGACACAGAGGACACAGAGTTTTTTAATATAACGCCAAGGGCGATCCTTGCTGAGGATATTCACTTATGATCTTTATATACAATTCTCCTAGTTCCAGCCAGCCCGCCAATTGCCTGGCCAGCTTCTGAAAAAAATCATTCACAAGGCTTTCGAGCGATCTTTTAATCTCTTTTTTCTCGGCCATTTTGTTTCTCCTTTCGAATTTTTATTTTTCAAATTTCAAATCTCAAATTTTAACCACAGATTTTCACAGATATTTTCAAATCTCGCATTCTTCGGGACAGTTCGAGCACGGGTCGGCCTCTTTTTTTACTTTTGCCTCTTTATACTTATCTGGCCCCACCGGATGATCGTCGCAAACGGGAGTTAGCGGTGCGAACGACATGCCGCCATCATCGAGTAATAAATTACCGAAGTTCTGTGCCCGGAATTGGCACAGCATTGTCCACATTCGTTTCTTCTTTTTCCCACACCGCGCACATTTGATAGCCTGGTTATAAATCAAGAAACGAATTAAACTCGTCTGCAATTCCGTGAACATCTTATTTGGTTTTGCTTCACATATCCGTACCTGTAATATTTGTTTCTTAGCCATTCTCTGTGACCTCTGTGTCCTCTGTGGCTGATATTTTTTTGCCTTTTTTCTTTTTGTCTTTTACATTCTTCTCGGTCCCATCGGCGGCCAGGGCCTTCCAGCTCTTGGGCTCGGTAAATCCCTTCTGTTTCGAGACATCAGCAAACATCGCCTTCAGGTCCGCCCCGATTAGCCCGGCGATCCGCTCGGCATTCTTGATATACTGCTTCGGCGTCTGCTCGATCGGCCCCGCGTACGTCAGCGACTGTTTCAGCGTCGGCTTGAACGATCGCCACAAATATTCCAGGGCCTGGTCGAAGGCCCGCCCGCGGTCCTTATCATCGGCAAGCCGGGCAATCTCCTTATCGAGACCCCCTTCGATTTCGTAGCCTATCGAGCAGTTGCCCTCATATGCGACCATAGCCATCACCATCGTGGCCTTATCGTCGTAAGTGATATTCCCGACGGACGTTTTCTCGACCTTCTCTTTCAAATCGATCAGGACCTGGCTCAATCGCTTGGCATCGAGCGCCGCCTTCCGATCCTTCAAAGGTTTCAAAGATTTCGGCCCGGCCTTGCGGGCCGGCGAGCTGCCTATTTCCTGCTCCAGCCTGACAAACGTCAGCTTGCCGGCGCTCTT